ATGTAATAATAATGCACCTGTAAGAACACCTCCAGCTAGGTTAAGCTTAGTATCAAGCTCTGAGTCTAGCGAACTAATATTACCATTTATAGTAGAAAGTCTAGAATTAATAGAACTCTTAAGGGCTCTTAATTCTTCAGCAGCAACTTTAGCAAATGCTGAGTCAGCTGGTGTTGATGGATTTAATGGGTCAGCCATATTAAATTTCTCCTGAGGCTATTAATAATCTATTTTCAACAGCATTAGCTCTAAATCTTTGAGCCTCATCATCTTTACCTATTGACTTAAATACTATAGATGCTGCATGATCCGCAATAACATATGGATAAGCATCTGCTATCCAAGATTGATAATCTATGTAAACATCTGGATATTGATAATACAATATCTCAATGTTAGCAACTGATCTTGCAGCTGTAATATTAAGTGATGATCCAGCTTTTAAATAATAGTTTGTTTTTTCAGAACCAAAGTAATCAAATAAATCTTCAGAACTTAGCTTGTCAAATAATATTATCTCACCAGCCCCAAGTATTAAAGGCTCCCGCACAGCCTGTATTCTGCGTGGCCTAGTAAGGCTAGTCATGTTGAGACTAAATTTTAAATCATCAGTATTAGTGGGTATTACAGCTGATGTTAAATCCCTATCATAATTATCAGCAGCATGCTCTTTTAATGTAGCTTGCTGAATAGCTGTAGGAATTAATGAATTTGTAAGATCAGCCCTACCTGTAATAGTAACTACGTCATTAATAAGCTGTGCAGGAATAGCCATTATTTAACCTTATTTTTAGATGCAATTGCAGCTGCTAGTTTACCTGAACCTAAAGCTAAGTCAGCAGAGCTAGCAGCACCAATAATTGGAGCTTGCTCATCTTTGAGATTATTAACAGCAACTTCAGCTGCAACATCTTCTGTATAATCTATTAATGAATATTCAACACCACCTGCATCAAGATGTGCTGTTAGCTTAGCTACATCGTCTTCATTCTTAAGTATACATAAACCATTGATTACAGCATAATCAATAATTGTTAATGATCTATTATCTGGAAATTTTATTGCTTTCATTTGTTTTAATTCCTACTTTATTAAGTAATAATAAATTAATAAAAGCACATCCTTGTGCATTAATTTTAGTTAATATTGATTAGCTAGCAGCTGCAGCTGTCAGGTTAGTAATAATAGCACAACCTTGTGGATTTCTACATTCAAGAGTTAACTCAGAAGTAAGAGTTCCACCAACAGCATCAATACCATTATCTACTTGCTGACCATTAATGTTAAAATCATCAGTTTTGGTTTTTCTTAGATAAACAGCACTGATACTAGGCAGGTCAACAACAACAGCGTGTTTAGCATAGAAAGCACTTCTGTTAAATAATGCGTGCTCTACTAAGTTAAATGTACCACGAGTTGTTTTGAATACTCTGTACTGCAAACCAAAAGTAGTTTTATCGCTAGTAAGCTCATAATCACCATTCAGTCTAGCAAGCTTATTGAATACTTTAAGTGCAGTAGCGCCACAGAATACCCAACGATCATTAGTACCCGTAGCATCTTCAGATTGAGCTACCAGAGTTGATTCCAGATATGTTTCTAACTGATCGAGAGTAGTAGTACTACCTGCTTCATGTAAGTTAGCAGATGCGCCACCTGTATAGATAGTTGTATCAGCAACAAGATCAATTAAACCACCCATAGTACGCAGTGGTCCACGACCCAATTGAGATACTGCTGCTAATGTTTGTCTTCGACCAAAGAAGAATGCATCTTCAATAGCTGTAGCATGGTAAGCAGCGCATTCCCTACGGGACTCAGCAATGTTACCATCACCTACATCCATCATAGTAGCTCTAACAGTATCAGAGATAGCCCAAGTATTTCTAAAGATTTGTGTATAGTTATTAATTGGTACTGTTTTAGTCAAGTAAGAAGCAGGTCTATCACTTGCCTCAGCATGAGCGTTACCAATTTGTTGGAATACAGAGTTAGCAGGAATAGTTGTATTAGTAGAGCCTCCAATGTTTGGAATTGCTGTAAACTCAGTAGCGCTAGTAATAGCAGTAACTAACAATGTATGTTGTTGAACTGTACTAGCAGCCTGCGCTCTAAGCAACATACCAGGAGCAATCTGAGCAGTACTAACTACTGTAATAGTAGCAGCGGTATTACCAGAGAGGCCTGTAATATTAGAGCCATGTGTAGTAACAGATGGGAATAGCATGATCTTACCAAAGAATCCATGCTCTGGCCTAACAGCCATTTTTTCTTTTAATCTGCTAGTGAGCGCAAATAATGGTGCAGAGCCATTAGGCATAATTCTAGCAATCTGAGCAGCGAAACCTGATTTAACTTCAGGAGTATTAATAATTTGTGCATTAGCTCCTGATGGCGCACCATTCCAGTCACCAGAGTTAAATGCTGAATTTGAAACAATAGTCATATGATATACCTTTAAGTTTAGTTAAGAATTAAAAATCGAGAATTAAGAACCAAGTAATTTTGCCCAATCTGGTTCAGTTGATACTGGCTCTTGTTTAGTAGCTGGCGCTACAACACCCATCGCACTCTGAAAATAATTCTTAGCCATAGTAGCTAGTTCCTCATTACTTGCTTGCGGGTACTTAGTTTGTAACTGTGCTTTAACAGCCTCAATAACTGGTGCAACAGCTTCGTGTTTATACAGAGGATTATCACGAGTTAGTACTTCGCTTACTCCCATTGACTTCATTTTAGACTCTATCTGGCTTGATAAATCTGCTTGTGCTCGCTTATATGCAGCTTGTACTAGATGTGCACTAGCTATGGCATTTTGACCGTATGTAGCTTTAGCTACGTTATTCATTGCTTCAACAAATGCTTTAGTAGCATCTTCTCCACCAGCGTTAATTTTAGACATTAATTCAGGAGTAACAGCTTGGCTAAAATCCATCTTATTAGCAACTTCCATAAACTTATCAGGATCGATATCAAAATCACCTGTATTAGCAGGTTTAGCATTTTCAGCTGGTTTCCATAAATCTTTAAACTCATCTAATGGATTAGCTGGTGCTGTTGGTTGTTGCTCTACTGGTTGTTGCTCTACTGGCTGTGCAGCTGGAGCTGGAGCAGTTGGTTGTTGTGATGATTGTTGTGATGATTGTTGTGATGAAAACATGTTGTTAAAAAAGCTCATTTTTATTTCTCTCTGTTTGTTGATGGTGTTGATGGTGTTTTATTAAAACCTGTATCATACCAAGCTCTTAGTATTTCAACTGATTTTAATATATAAGGATTTTCATATTTATTAAATAAACATAATAGTTCATAAAATTAAACCGAATCAGCCAATGATAATAAGTACCTTAAAATATCAATCTTACCTTTTATATACGCTTCTTCCTGCGTAAATACCATAGGGTTATTAGGGTCAAAAACTAAATCAAGTTTCTGAGTAGCAGATTCACTTAGTAAGTTCTGCATTACTGCTCTTGTTTCTTCACTTAATACTGATGCTTTCTGTATCTCATCTAAAGAAAGATCATATCTTGTGAACTCATTATCTAGCTGTTTCATTATTGATTCTCGCTGTTACTTGTTCAAGAATTGTTGGTTCTTGTTGTTGCTGGTTTTGATTGTTAATAACATTACCACTTTCATCCATACCAAAATCAGTTGGCTTAGGTTGTGGTGGATATTGTTCTGGTGTTATTTCTGGGTTATCTTTAACAAGCTGCATTACTGTTTGTTGCCAAGCAGATATAGCCTGCTCATATTGTACCTGCTCAGGTGGTTTTTCAAACTCTTTAATATCTGCTCCTTGTGTTTTAATTAAATAAGAGAATAGTGGTGCTATGTTATATCCACTGCTAATTTCAGGTGAAGTTGCTAACATCTGCAATGCTGTTGTCCATGCCTCACTATTTATTATCTTAGATGAAGGAACTAAGCCATCACTAATTTTAAATTCATAAATAGCCTTTCTTAATACAATTGGATCAACATTAACTTCTCTTTTTTGCTCCCTGTTAAATAATGTCACACCTCCTTGATATTGAAGAATATTAGTTTTGATAATATGCTTCATTGGTGTGAACAGCTGTGTTTCAAAAGATAGTGCTGCTAATTGTTGTCTTCCATCAGCATTACCAGTAATGGTTTCAAACTCATATCTAGTTTTATTACCCTTAACAAATCTACCTTGAGATGCTTGATTTTGTCCTGATACTTGATCGGCAAAACCAGATATCATTGGTATCTCTTGAAGTACTACAGCAGCATCCCTATCATTATAAGGTAATTGATACACAGCTTCCTGTAAGTTTCTTCCATAAGCTGCCGGCTTAACTGGCATATTAGCAGCAGGGTTAGTATTATCAATGACTGCCTTATCTATTAACAATGGATTATATAACTTTCTATCAAATACTTGCCTTCTTCTGCTAGCAACAACACTATTCATGAGTGTTGATACATATTGCTGAATTGGCTCAAGATTACCAGCAAATGATTTAGATTGATAATCAAGACCATCATTATGTGGCTGGCATAGAAGTATTGGTAATAAGTCATGAGCATTTGTTAATCTTACTGCATGTAATATTACTGAATTATTTACAATGTATAATTTCCATATTTGTGGAGTATTCCTGTTTGGCACCTTAACATTAAAATCATTTGGAATGATTCTAGCATATAGCTTAGTAACAGCATATGAATTTTTATAATTAATAGATTTCCTGCCATTGCTAGCATTGACCCAGGCTTCCCAGTTAAATGAGTCTTGAGATTGATTAATATCAGCCCAAGCATCTGGATTAATCTGTGGAGTGTAATAATGGCTAACGTCAAAACTGCTTTCAAATGCTTCATTAATATTAGTCTTAACACCAAGTTTAGCAATGAGTCTTTTTAATTCAGTCCTGGAATATATTTCTGTATAGCCAGCAAACTCACCTTTTTCAGCAACTTGATGTGCAGGCACTCTAGTATCCCAGAATGTATTATACATATTAAGTCTTTTAACAACATTGCCTTCCCAAAGCACTTCATTAACTCTTGCTTCAGATGTGCTAAACTGTGCATCAGTTTCAAATGTTGGTGTAAGCTCAGTTTCCCAATCTACCTCAATAGCACACACTCCATATTTATATGCATCTCTAAATGCTGCTATTAATTCATTTACCCAACCACCTTTAGTAGCTTCATTATCAATTACAGTTTCCATCTGCAATGCTGCATCCTGATATTTAGGGCTACCTACTACACCAAATATCGGAATGCCTGTTAGGAATACAGATGTCTGATAAGCTACACCAGTTTCCACTTGAGGTAATATTATAGGAACAGTTATATTCTGTAGCTTACTAGGATCACCATATCTATTAGCTAGCTTAGATTTAGTATTAACAGATGATAAATCTTGCTCCCTTTGGTATAATCTATCATTAATTTCAAAGCTATTTTTCATGTTGTAATTAAGACCAAAATAGTCCATTACAGCATTAGTATAAACTTTTAAGCCCTCTTGACTCTCTTTACTAAGTATTACTGGAACAGCTGCCGCCATGATTGCTCTCTCTATGAGTTATTAATTATTAAAATGAACATGTTTCCTCTATAGCACTTGCTTCATGAGGAGCACCGAAGTTATCTTCTGTGGGTGCATTAATTGATATTAAGTGTCCAAACTCTGCTAGTGCTCTTGGTGCATATGTTAATAAATCAAGGATACCATCAACGTTATTTGTTTTAAGCGCATTAAAGGCTGATATCTGATTATACACAGCAGCCTTAACTTCTGGGTGAATGAATATATCAGCAGCACCTGTTAACTGCTTAAACATTTCAAGTATCCTAGAATTTTTTGATCTTCCACCACTATAGATATCTTGAATAATAATACCATGAGCATCCAGACTAGCTATAGCTTTTTCAAACCAGTGACATAATGAATACTGATAAGCATTAGCTTCAACAAATATTACTGAGGCTTGATTATCAAATGCCATTTTTAATGCAGTAGTAATTGTATCACTAGGACTTAGCCTATCTTCAACAAGCTTCCTAAGAACAGGGAAACCATTTATTACTTGAAATAATCCTATGCTAACATAGTCACTATTAGCTTTATCATTTGATGGATCAATGATGATATAATTACCTGCACTTATTTCATCATCACCAAAAGGATACTCCGGAATATCATTAAGATCAATAGTTGTATTAGTATTAGCTTCTTCATCATTGAGCACCTCAGCTTTAAAAATTTCTGGGTGCCCACTAGCTTTATCTGATTCATATTCTGATAATAACTGTGTTATAGGTTTGAGTGCTTCCCACAATGACGTTCCATTTGCTAATATCCCACCTACTATTATCTTAATCCACTGAGCATTATTTTTAAGCTTTCTGAGAATTGAATGAGGAGTTGGATACATATTAGCAAGAAATATATAAAGACATCCTTTATGTGATGCAGCCTTCATAGCTGTTCCTATCATCCATGTTTCAATAGCTTTACTAACTACTTCACTATCAGCATCTTCTCTAGTTTGAATATCATCAAATAACATAAGATCAGGTCTAGTATTATCTATGTTAAGACCCCGAACTGAGCCACCTTGACCTATAGATGTTATTATGATTGTTCTCCCCCTGAATGCAAACTTCTTTGTTTCCTTATTATCAACATCTAGGTTATTACGCCAGTTACCAAATATAGCAATAATATTTGGTTCATCTAATATTGAGCATATATCAGCTACAATATTTTGAGCATGTGTAGCAGTGCTAGCAAGAATACAGAAGAATCGTTTATGGGAGTATAGAATACACCATACTACAAATAACTTAATAACAGATGTTTTAGCAAAGCCCCTAGGTAAGCCAATAGCAAACTTGGAAAAATCTCTATGCTTCAGTGAGTAATCAGTAAGAATTTTCCAAGTCTCTTGATATAATGATGGATATTCATATTCTGTTACAAGAGGCAAAGCAAGTGATGCAAAGAAGTTCATATCATGCTTTGCTAGTAAGAATGATTCCTGAGCGCCTGCATTAACTTGCTCTACACCTTGATATAATGATGTGTTATTCATTATTATTTATTTGATTGTGATAGTGATGGTGATGTGTTATTCATTATTATTAACAAAGACTAAAATTTAAATTCATCAGCATCTTAGTAGCTTTAATTTTCTTATCAGTAATAAATTTATTATTAACAGAATTATTATTATTGACATATTTAGAATCAGGCAAATTTTTCA